TTACCTCTGGAAGCTCTGCTGATAGTCCGTATGATGTATCTAACGTTTCTACAAACACGTTTACAGTTACAGTGGCTTCAGCAACAACTAACGGAAATGTAACGATGTACGCAAGTATTTTGGTTGAGCTTGACTGTTCTTCTGCTACGGCTTTTTATACACTGATTCCAGGTGAAGGTATTTTAGCGACAGATGGTATTTATGTTGGTTTACCAGCTTCGGTAACAACTACGCTGTTTTACGGATGACACTATGCAGCAATATGACGTTAAATCGTATCATGCTTCCGCATCTGGTACTGCCACCACAGAGTCTGTTCGTCTAAAAAATGTAACAGTTACTAGCGGTACGGTATCGGCAAGAAACATGGCGGTTGCAGACCCAGCAGTTTCAAAGTCAGGGACTTGGAGCAGGACTGGAACAACGGTTACGGTGACAATTAACGGCAATGGTTTGGTAGATGGGCAACGAGTATTTTTAGATGTTGCGGCTGGAACTACCATGCGTGATGGGGTATACGAAGTATCTAACGTAACAGCTAATACATTTACAGTAACTTCCGTTACATCTGGATCTGCTACTGGTACAGTAACAATGTACACAAATATTTATGTTGAACTTGATACATTTAATACAGTAGGCTTACCTGTTAAGATTCCAGGCGAAGGTATTTACTGCCCTAACGGTATTTTTGTTGGGCTTGGCGCAAGCGTAACAGCAACGGTGATATATGGCTAAGACTCCTGCGTGGCAGCGCAAAGAAGGTAAGAACCCTGAAGGCGGTTTAAACGCTAAAGGTCGTGCTTCCTACAATGCAGCTAATCCTGGCAAACCTGGTTTAAAACGTCCCCAGCCAGAAGGCGGTTCACGCAAGAAATCGTTCTGTGCAAGGATGTCAGGTATGAAGAAAAAGCTCACATCTGCTAAAACCGCTAACGACCCAGATAGCCGCATTAACAAGTCTCTACGGGCTTGGAACTGCAAAGAAGGCGGGTCTGTTCGTGGTGGAGGATGCGAGATTCGTGGTAAGACCAAAGGGAAAATGGTATGAATGTGTTGGAACTTTGGACTGGTGGGTTAACCATATTTGTGGCGTTGATTGGATACATAATGCATGAAAAGTTCAACGAACTAAAACGAATTGATATTTTATTAAACAAAACAAGAGAAGAGGTTGCCCGTGATAACGTCACTAAAGCAGAAGTGGAACGAATTGTTGAACACATGGATGCAAGGTTTAACAAACTTGAAGACAAAATTGACCAACTTATTAAAAGGTAAATAATGCCAAGCGTATCAAAAAAACAACACAATTTCATGGCGGCTGTGGCTAATAACCCAAAGTTTGCCAAAAAAGCAGGAGTGCCTTCTTCTATAGGGAAGGAATTTTTAACTGCCGATAAAGGCAAAACGTTTAAACAAGGTGGAACCATGAAAAAGATGAACCCAGGAATGATGGCTATTATGGCTAAAAAGAAACCCATGAAGATGGCTGGTGGCGGCATGCCAATGGTTGAGAAGGATGGCAAAAAAGTCCCAGCGTTTGCTGCGGATGGTGTTGGCAAAATGAAACACGGTGGTAAGGTTCATTCAGATGTTACCAAAGACAAGCCAATGATGAAGAAGGTAGCTACCAAAGCTGTAAAAGGGCATGAGAAGCGTATGCACGGCATGGCTAAAGGTGGTGGCATTGAAATCAAAGGCAAAACCAAAGGCAAAATGGTTAAGATGACTAAAGGTGGAGCTTGCTAACATGAAACAAATGCTCAAAGGTTTAAGCGATAAAGCCAGCGATTATTTAGATACTAAAAATCTAGCCAATCCCGTTGAAGTTATTAATGAGGAGTTAGGTGGTGAAACTCGTGAGGAATCTAAAGAGCGTAGAAATAAAGCAAAAGAAGCAAAACCACCAGAACCAGTCAAAAAAGCTAAAGGTGGTGCTATTTCTTCAGCATCTAAACGTGCTGACGGCATCGCTATTCGTGGGAAGACTAGAGCGTAATGGATAAACGTGTAAATCCTATTAGTCCTTCAGCCCAAATAGATTTGGGGTTTGGGTCTACTCCTGAGCAATTGCAGAGAAAAAAGCCTGCAGACCCAGGATACAAGGAGGTACACGCTATACATAATCCGCCAGAAAAAGACCAGAAAGCTAAAGCTGCTGAGAACAAAGAGTTTGCAGATAACCGTCAGCCAAAAAGCCCTTTAATTCGCCAAGCAGCTATTAACGATATGAAACAGATGCTAAATATGGCAAGTGCTGCTAGTGATCTTGAAAAAGGTATGATGGGTAATAAACTTAAAAAACGAAACTATAAGTCTGGTGGCAAAGTATCTAGTGCCTCAAAACGAGCAGACGGTATAGCAATTAGAGGAAAGACAAGAGCATGAGACCAAGTCGTGGGATGGGTGCCATTAACCCCTCTAAGATGCCTAGTGCTAAGAAAAAGGCTCGTAGGGATGATACCGACTTTACCCAATTTAAAGAAGGCGGTAATGTCAATGCTGCGGGTAATTACACTAAACCCAGTTTACGTAAACGGATTGTTTCTCAGGTAAAAGCAGCTGCAACACATGGTACTGGCGCAGGTCAGTGGTCAGCTAGAAAAGCGCAGTTGGTAGCTAAAAAATATAAGGCAGCTGGCGGTGGCTATAAATGAGTGGTTTAGCAAAATCTCAGCGTTCTTTAAAGGCTTGGGGAGACCAGAAATGGACAACCAAGTCAGGGAAGAAGTCGTCCGAAACAGGCGAGAGATACCTGCCAAAAAAAGCAATCGAAGCCCTAAGTCCACAGGAGTACGCAGCAACAACACGGGCAAAACGGCAAGGAAAAGCACAGGGAAAACAGTTCGTGCCGCAGCCCAAAAAGGTAAAAGCAAAAGTAAAACCATATAGGAAAATATGAGTACTTCAGGAACTTCTGCGTTTAATCTAGACCTTAATAACCTCATTGAAGAGGCTTTTGAGCGTTGTGGTACGGAATTGCGTACTGGTTACGATATGCGAACTGCCCGCAGATCCCTGAACCTATTGACGGTTGAATGGGCTAACCGTGGTATTAACCTCTGGACAATCGAGCAGGGTCAAATTGCAATGGTTACTGGGCAAGGTATCTATCCTATTCCAGTCAACACAATTGATCTTCTAGACCATGTAGTCCGTCAGAATAACGGTGTTACCAGCAATCAGATTGACATCAATATTAGCCGTATTTCAGAGTCTACCTACTCTACGATTCCTAATAAGCTAACTACTGGGCGTCCTATTCAAGTTTGGTTTAACCGCCAGACAGGACAGTCTAATTCGACCGCTGTGACCTTAAACGGCACGATTGATGCTGTGACCACATCTATTACCGTTAGTGACGCCAGCGCCCTTCCAATCGGTGGGTTTGTCAAGATTGACAATGAGACAATCAGCTATGCCAACGTAGTAGGGAATGTATTAACAAACTGCTACCGTGGTCAAAACGGTACTACAGCGGCTGCCCATACAACAGGTGCGGCTCTTACGATACAGAACCTTCCTTCTATTAACGTTTGGCCCACGCCCGATGCTGGTGGTGGTCCTTATACCTTTGTGTATTGGAGGTTGCGTAGGATTCAAGATGCTGGATCTAATGGAGCGGTAGAGCCTGATATTCCCTTTCGCCTATTACCTTGTATGGTGGCTGGATTGGCTTTCTATATGGCTCAAAAGCTACCAGATGGACAGGCACGAGTGCAATTTTTAAAGCAAGAATACGAGGAGCAGTGGCTCATGGCTTCTACGGAGGACAGAGAAAAAGCCGCTTCTAGGTTCGTTCCTAGGACGACCTTCTATGCCTAATAAATTTAGTAGTGGCAAATTTGCGATTGCCGAATGTGACCGATGCGGTCAGAGGTATAAGCTAAAGGAGCTACGGAAGTTAGTTGTAAAGCAACAGATAAAGAACATTAAGGTGTGTCCTAGCTGTTGGGATCCAGATCAACCGCAGTTGTCGTTAGGTTTATATCCAGTAGATGACCCACAGGCTGTACGGGAACCACGTCCTGATATAAGTTATACGGTATCTGGAAGTAGCGGTTTACAGATTAATGGAACAAACGACAATACCTTAGAAGGTGTTGGTTTTCCAGAAGGTGGTAGTAGAATATTCCAATGGGGGTGGAACCCTGTTGGTGGGTCTAGAGATGATGGATTAACCCCCAACAACTTAGCCCCAGAAGGTCAGGTAGGTAGCGTAACAGTAACAACAACATAAGGAGTTAAAAATGTTTAAGAAAAGCGCAGATGGGATTGCTAAAAAAGGCAAGACCGAAGGTAAAAACTTAGGTGATAGCGGTCCTACAGTCTTGGGCATGAAAGCAAAGCCGAAGATGGGCGGTAAAGACCAGATGGTCATGAAGAAAATTGGACGTGGTTTAGCAAAAGTTCAAAACCAAATGATGCGTAAAAGCGCAGGAAGAGGTCGATAATGGCTAAGTTCTCTAAAAAAGTAATGGGTAAAGAAGTAGGAGACGCTAAAGTCTATGCTCCTCCCCATACAATGAAGGGTAAGACAATCTCTGCTAAAGGGCTAACTTCCAAAGGTATGACTGGCGCACAAGAAATGGCTACTACGGATATTTCTGTTGGTGGGATTAGTAAGTTTAAAGGTAAACCTATAAACCAATATGGCAAGATCGAGATGCGTGGTGCTGGTGCAGCAACCAAAGGTCGTATGTCTAGCGGGAAGATGGGATGAATTACACGCAGTTAACGTCCGCTATTAAAGGCTTTGCTGAGAATGACTTCCCAGCAACAGTTGGGTCGTTTACATCTGCCGAGCAGATTGCTAGGTTTGTACAGTTGGCGGAGCAACGCATCTATAACATGGTGCAGTTACCTGCTATCCGCAAGAACGTTACGGGTACTATGACTGTAGGAAATAAGTACTTATCGACTCCTTCAGACTGGCTATCAACCTTTAGTCTTGCGGTGATTAATGCGGCAAATGAGTATCACTACTTATTGAATAAAGACGTTAACTTTATCCGTGAGTCCTATCCTGATACAGATTCAGCGTTTTTTGGAAAACCTGAGTATTACGCTGTTTTTGACGACAATACCTTTATTCTAGGACCTACCCCAGACGCTACTTACAATTCAGAGCTTCATTATTTTTACTATCCAACGTCAATTGTGACCGCAGGGACGTCTTGGTTAGGGACAAACTTTGACTCTGCTCTTCTGTATGGGGCATTGCTAGAAGCAGCTTTATTTATGAAAACAGACGCTGATACTATGACAATGTATAAAGCCCGCTATGACGATGCAATGGCAGAACTTAAACAATTAGGCGATGGTAAGAACCGTCAAGACGCCTACAGAAGTGGACAAGTAAGGTATCCAGTTAGATGATTAACAAAGTTCCAGATTTATCAGGTAAAAGTATTGCTATTGTGGCAATGGGTAAATCCCACAGTCAGTTCATCCTAGCCAAAACCCATTCTCAGCCAATTGATGAAGTATGGGCAATTAATGCTATGGCAGGGGTCATTTACCACGACCGAGTCTTTATGATGGATCCAGCCAGCCGATTCCTAGATAGTGATGATGCAGGCACTCAAACGGGACTTATGCGGTCGGTACTAGAGAAACACACAGGACCAATCTATACTTGTGAATTAGATCCCCGTTGTCCTGGATTAGTAGAGTTTCCCTTAGATGAAGTAATGAATGCTTGCGGGACGGGATACTTTAACAACACCGTAGCCTTTGCTATTGGCTATGCAATTGCTGCCAAAGTAGGACAAATTCACCTGTATGGGATTGATTTTTCTTACAAAAACGTAGTCCACTTTGCCGAGGCAGGTAGGGCGTGTTGCGAGTTTTTACTGGCAAAAGCAATGGAACGGGGCATTAAGGTTGGTATAGCTCAAGGATCATGCCTGTTAGACACCAGCGAGCCGACTATTAGTAAGCTGTACGGCTACCACCGCCTTAGTGATCCGTTGGTCGTAGGGCTAGAAAACGAACGGTTTGTGGCTAAAAAGTACTCTGAAATTAAAGATACGGTAAAAGACGAGGTGGAATACAACCCACCAGAAGCAAAGAGGACATAAATGTTTGAAATTAAAACTGGCGATATTATCAGCCCTCTCGTAAAAACAAGTAATTATGGCGGTTTACCGCTTGAAGAATTGACAGAACTCTGCGTAAATAGG